GTTGTTCCTGCTCCACTATTTGGAAAATCAGTTGATCCTGTTGCAAATTTGTAAAGACTATTATAATCTTTAGCAGTTTCACCACTAGCAGTAACTATACCGACTACTTTAACATCAATCTTATTATTACTCTCATCAACCCCTGTAATTATCCCTTTAAGGTGACCAGTTAAAGTTCCTGAAGCAGGATCAGTAACATTAATTGCTTGTGTGACACCTAAACCAACAGATAAACTACTTACGTCACTTAAAGTTAATCTTTGATCTGCCTTACCATCAATTATCGCAACTTTAATATCATTTGCCCAAGTGCCAGGATTTTTTGCTGCTACTGTGACGGTGGTCAGAGGGGTTTCCTGATACCCTAATTCCAAATAATGTTCAGAACTTTTAATTTTTACACTGGGTGCAGATCCTACAAAACCATTTTTTAATCCAGTGTCGTCTGCTCTGATTACACTTAAACTTCCTCCATACGATAAGTATGAAGATGCAACCATCCACGTTTCGTATTGTTTGTCT